TGATTACTGGATATCAAAAATTTTTTGGATTGAATCATCCTTCTTAACGCGGCGGCCATTTTTGCAGATTTTACTCGATCATTTTTATATATTTTGTATAACAATAAATGTGCGAAGAAATGTTCTTTAAGCGATAAGTATACTAAATTTTCAGGTATATCTTTTCCACCAAAACTTCTAGGGATTATATGATGATGTTCGACGATAAAATTACTTATTTTCAGTTGATTAATTCGCGATTTAATTAATTGATTGTAAATTTTTTGATAATTCATCCGCCCTCCTACTTAATTGTATTTAGCCTCAATATCAAAAAATTATTTTTTTCTCCGTATTTTAACCTTATGATCAAGTGAATATTTATATTTTTTAAAATCAACTTCGATATCTAAATATCCAATATGTAATAATTCTGTTTTTTGACCTTTATAATGTTTTGCCAGAATTTTAAAGATCGGATTAATATCTGATTCCCATAATCTCTTGCCTTTTAAAATTGCCAATTCTTTATAAAATTCCGATGACGATTTTGGCGTAATTTTTGTTACAGGCGTATTATAAATGGTTATAAACTTTCCATTCGGATCATCTATATAAAATCCATAATCAATCGGATAAGAATTAAAAATTCTTTTTCCGTTAGTTCTCTCTACAACGTCAACCATTTCCGTTTTTTTATCAAGCCGAGCAGATACGTAACCCAATATTGAACTCCTATTTCACATCTAAATTATTAATTATTTTCTACCGATTGAGTCTAATAGACGTTCAAGATCCGATAACTCTTCTTCGTGATCTTTAAAATTACCTTTTTGCGCGGTTGTAATTACCTTACGCAATAATTTAGCCGGAATTTCTAGTTCATCTGCGATAGCATTTACCGTATCCGATAATCCTTCTCTAAGAGTTTGAATCTCGTCAAGACACTTAACACCTTCAAATACTAAATCTTTTAACTTTTGAACTTCTGATGGTCCATATGTTGCGGGTAAAGACATGTTAATTCTCCTCAAAATTAATTATAACATGATTATAACTATTAAAGCAATTATTTATTTTGAACATTAATTCCCAATAATTTTTCCATTAAGGACGTATTTTTTGCCGTGCATTTTACAGCAATATATTTTCCGTGAATATAAACTTCGTAACACTTATCTAATGCCAGTGGCAAATTAGTTTTTTCAAATCCAAAATTAGAAACAAAATTTAAATCTTCCAATTCGAACCATATATTACCTGTCAAACCCACTTGCTCGAAAAAATCAGTAATTCCATTAGCATATGTAAAGTCAAATCCATCAAAAGGAAAAATAATATATGGATTATCATAACCATAATATTTTGCGGTAGAATAAGAGGATGAACAAAATATACTATTTGATCGTAATGCCTTAAATCCACTATTTTTTAAATTATCATCTATTTTACTTTGAATTCGTATATTCATATCAACTGGTTTTCTATTAGTCGGAGATTCACCTAAGATTATCGAATCAATCCGTTTTATTCCACGAAAAAGATATTTATTAGCAAATCGATAATCTTCCATAATTTCTTTACAATTATTTTCTATAACAGAAATAAAATCTATTTCTGGTTCAATTATTTCATAAAGGCTCATAAATTAATTCCCAAATGTTCGTAGAGCCAATAATCAGAAAAAGATTTCTTTTGTACAGCAATATATTTTCCGTGAATATAAACTTCCACTCCATTACATAATCCAAACCCCAAATTAATATCTTTAAATCCAAAATTACGGATAAATTCTTTTGTCGACATATTTTGAATTTCAGCGGTATTCCATTCTATTTCTTCAGTTAGATCGTTATATTTACAATAGCTATAATCAAATCCATTAATAGGAAAAATTACGTACAAACTATTAGGAGTATAACTATATGCACTCGCATGATTAATATTACTCGTGCAAAAAATACTATTTGATCGTAATGCATTAAATCCACAAGATTCTAATTTATCATCGATGACAAATGACAAAAATTTAGGCGTGTCCACAGGAATTCTATTAACCGGAGATTCCCCGGTGAAATACGTATCCTGCCTTTTAATTCCTCGATATAAAATACTTTTATTTTCGATAAAAATCGATAAACTATCCGAACAATTCTTTTTAATAGTTTCAACTATTTTAATATCATGATCCATTAATGAATTATCAATTTCATTCAATCTCATTGGATTCTACCTGCACAAAATTTAACAATATTAATCTGACTTTTTCTTCCATATGCAAAAAATTCATCAGACGTCATCCATTTTGTTTTACTAACTTCATAACCTGGTTTATCAAAATCTATTGGATCATTAACTTCGCCAATATAAATAACCATTTCACTTTTTTCTATATTTCCATGAATTTCCCCTTTCCATCCAACCTTTACAGTTGACAAAATCAAATTTGATTGTTTAAGCCCACATTCTTCATTTGCTTCTCTTAATGCGGCAACTAGCCCCGATTCCCCTTTATCAATATGACCTTTGGCAAGTTGAAATCTGCTTCCTCCATATGCAGAATCAGATGACATTACAAACATCATTCTAATAATACCATTATTATCTTTAAAATATGGAATAAATCCAGCTTTTTTAGTCTGGTTATTCCATGCTTCTTCTAATTTTTGCAAAATTCTGCCTTTGCTATCACATTCTCTTGAACAAAATTTTTGACTTTTGGAATGAATATTTTTAAATGAAATTCCGCAGACTGGACATTTTTTATCTACTGCTTTAGAAGCATTTGTAAATTCATTATAATTTAATTCATCTTCTCTAAGAATTTCATTAGATGTAGAACTATCTTTCGAGCAGCCAACAAATTTTTTATTTAAGGGCGTTGGATATTTTTCCGGGGCCCCCAAAATTTGTCCCATTGAATTTACTTTATCTGTTGGCCCCAAAACATTGGGTTCTCTAAATGGTTTATTAGAAACGAGTACTGATTTTTTATTTTTCTTTTTCATATGAAAACCCCTATTTTACAACAGATTTTCTTTTCTTCCTATTTTTCTTAATAGGAGTATAGATTGAACTATTTGGATTTCCGCCAAAAAATTGCCCATCTTTTGGGCTATTAGAACCCAAAGGTGTATTTACGGTTGCAATAGAACCAGAACTTGTACCACATGATCCTTCTTCTCTAATTATTTCTTTTAATCTCATCCTAACACCTTTTTAGAAAATGCAGCATTATATGTTGCTGAATGCAATGCAATATATCTGCCTGTTATCCAAACATCTTTGCCATATTGCAAAGCTGGAATTAAATCAGTCTGATTCATTTGGTTATCGTCAACAAATTGTTGTGACACTAGTTTAAGTTGACTTTTCGTTAACGGAAATTTAGCATTAATCAAATCAGACTCGTAATACTTTTTAATTTTTTCATAAAGTAAATCACTATAACGATAACTACCTGCAGAACATCCGGTATGATTTAATGAATAAGCAAATGAAAAACCATTAATTGGAAAAATATTATAAAGTACTCTTCCCCAACGTGCTGCCTCATATTTTGAACCACAAAAAATACTTGACCCACGTAATGCCTTAAATCCAGCCTCTTTCATTAATAAATCACAAATTTTCCCAATAACTGGATTTGACCCCGAAACCACATTGCGTTGATCTCGATTCTGACCAAGAAAAGATTTTATTGGTTTAGAAACATTAACTCCGCGATATAACATAGTTCCGGCATCATGATAACTTTTCAAAGCATCTGAACAATTATTTTCAATTGTTTCCCACAATCCTTTAAAATTCCTTCGAAATGATTCAGGATCATCTTGTTTTAATGGATGAGTTAGTATTTCCGATGCTTTCATTTACCTACCTTTAATTGTGCTTCTAAGAAACCAGGCATACTTTTCTTGGATATCTATTAATCCCTGAACAAAATTTTGCAATCCGAGATGCTCATTTGACAATGCATTTACCGTTTCTAAAGTTTTTATTAAACGATCATTATCTAATAACAATTCATGAATCATTTCTTGTGCGGGCAAAATCATCTGTTGAACCGGTAAAACTGATAATTCTAACAATCTAGTTGGATCTGAAGGTGCGAAAATATCCAAAGCACGTAATTCCTCGCCAATACCATCAAAACTATCTTCACCAGACTTATAAATTAATTCTAACAATTTATGAATTTCATAAAATCTTGGTCCAGTAATATTAAAATGTGCAAGATGAACTTTTGCAGTCCAATGAAATTCTGTGCCGACAGCAATTTTTAACGCTTCTTCTAAATTTTTCATTTCACTCCTATTTTGAAAACTTCCATTAACATCTCTTCGTATACTTCTGATTTTACAGCTATATATTGACCGCTGATATAAATTTCATTTTCAGACTTAACAGCTTTCGATAAATTAGTTTTTGAGAATTCATATTTATTACAAAAATTTTTTGCAATAATTTTTTTATTCAGTGTCAAAACTATTAATTTGTCAATAACAGATCGTAAATCTCTATATGTAGAATTTATATTTGAGTATTTTTTAACAAGTAAATCAGCTTGCTTTAATCTTATCTTCAAAATTTTTATATTTTTATCAATATTATTTAAAACGGAAGTATAATCAAATCGGTCAGCGTTATAACATGCGTCAATTATTTCATCCTTAAGATCATTATCTTTTTTCGATGGAATATCAATAAAATCGACTAGATGGGCCAATCGATTTAATTTAATACATAGCTTCTTAAAATAAATATTACTATCTAAAATATCATCATCTGTGGGTATCCAATCACTGTTATTACCCCACGTAAAAGAAAAACCATTGATAGGAAAAATAATATAAACCTCTCCATAACTTTCTGCTTGTTCATAATCACCTGTGCAAAAAATACTATTTGATCTCAAAGCAGTAAATCCACCAATTGTTAGCAAGGTATCTATATCTTTTTGAACAAAAATGTTGGTATCTGAAGGTTTTCTGTCCTTCCTAGGATTTCCCATAAAAACATTTGATGAATTATATGTTCCCCGATATAAAAATTTATTTGCTTTTTTAATCGATTTAAGAAATTGACTACAATTAATTTTAATAAAATGACACATTTTACGAAAAATTAATTGTTGACTTTTTGGCAAATCAAAATAATTCTCTGAAAATTTTTTGTTAATTTTAACCGGCAATTCTTTATTAACGAATGATGTAGATCCAACCATTTTACCGGGTTTTAATTGTTTATATTTTAGTGTCATTTTTACTCCTTACCGAATTTACCATGCATTTTTCCAGCGATCGATATTATTTTTTTAAACAACATTAATTTCAAAGATTTATACGGAAAATCTTTATCGATGAAAATATAAAATGGTTTCCAAATATTATCTTTTATTTGCACGATAAATACTCCAACCTCTCCATATCCCGCCAACGATGCAGAAAGTTTATAGGCTGAATATCCATCAAATGGTTTAACCAATTCGTGTGACCACATAATCTTCGAATTTTGCCTAATTTCTGAAATTTTCATGGCAAATCATTTTCATGTAATTCTTTAGGTTGTAAAAGTACACGATCGAGAATTTCTTTTATTTTATCAACTTTCATTGAACGAGGATACAATTCTCTAATTATTTGAGATCGTTCATTCTCATTACCATCTATATACATTTGACGTATTTTACTAGCAGATGAAATTTCCTGCCCCAAAATTTTATATTTAACTGACGGAACAATAACATAATAAGCATGTTTATCAAATGTTGATAATGGTGTTGCCGTACTAGGTAATTCTTGCAAATATGATAATGTTCCATCTTTTTTAATGGGATTTGATAATCTATCTTTATCTTTAGATGATAAACCAAAAATTAAAATTGTACTGGTTGGATCATAATTTCGAGTTATCTCAATAGCTCTATAAGGATTACTCACTTCAACAAATTTATTGGGAGGAATTCCGGCTTGTGAAGCCAAAAATTGTTTTTCTTTAAAAGAAAATGGTCTTTCAGTTGTTTTATTTGAGCTAGCAGCGTATAAATCTGCTTCGGGAAATTTTTTCTTTAAATATTTCCAAACATACAAATGTCCAGGCGATAAAATATGAAATCCACCAGGAAAAATACAAACCGTTTTATACTCTTTATCTTCAAATAATTGACTCAACAGCATGAAATAACCTCAATTATATTTATCGATTTGGAAATATTTCACCGAGCATTTTAAAAGTACGTTGATAATTGTCATTACTATGCAAAATTCCTATTCCACCAGCAGAATTCCATTTTGAGATATTAAAAGGCAAATCATCAATCAAAATATTTCCATTACCCGCGTATTTTTCTTTATGACAAGAAAATATTGCATGAATATTGCTCAATCCATGCTTTTGCAACCAAATTTTTTTGCCTTTTATGCAGGAAGATGTATTAGGAAATGAACATGGGCTAGATAAAATTTCAAATTGTAAATTATTTTCAAAAAGAAATTGTACTAACTTTTTACCATTAGATTCCCAATGTAAATTTTCAAAAAAATCTTTTAAATTTGCATTTTTTACAACATTAATCCAAAAGTCATTATCCCATTTTGCATCGGTGAATTGTTTAACCGAAATATTGTTGAATTCTGCCGCAGCTCGAGCGCAGTCACACAATACACCATCTAAATCAAGATAAATTTTTCGAGTTAATTCATCAATACGCATATCTATATTTATTTCTTTTCCATGAAAAAGACTGACAAAAATTGTCAGTCTTTTTCCATTAATATAAATCGAAGTTATTCATCTATCATAGAAATTGATGTAATCAACCTACTTGCGTCGAGACGAACATTGTTATCAGTATTACTAAAATCAGCAGTTCGAAATAAATCCGAAATAAATTTATCTCCGCATGTAGAAATTTCAGCTTCACCAACCTTACTTTTCAAAAATTTTTCTAAACTAAATCTTAACTCATTTTTACTAGGCATAATTATTCTCCTATCTTAATTACATCGGTTTTGGATTTTTCATAAGCAGTTAATGATTCCAAATCTGGTTTTAATGCTAACATAGATGCCTTATCTTTAATTTCATCAGGTCTAACGGCCATTTTAGGTGTCAATTGTGGATTTGTTTCAATAGTTAAACCCATTGACCTATATAAATTTGTTGGATCACCCGGGAAAGTAAAAGTTCCATTATGATTCAATCGAATTGATGGATCGGCAAAAATTTCCCCACCAATTGCACGATATCGTGCACAAAATTCCCAATCTTCAGAAAGGTATTCATGTGTGTCTGGACTAATTGAACAATCAAACAATGCATAGCAAAAAGGATTAAATTTTGGATCAAGACCTACATTATTAATAAATTTTGTATGAGGATAAGCTGCAATCATTTTATTGAACACTTCCCGTTTAATCATCATAAAACCAGTACCTAATCGAGTTATTGGAACTAATCCATTTACTGTTTTAATTTGCCCTTTAGCATCCGCCTCGTTACTAACTTGCTCCGGTGAAATATTTACTACAAAATCAATCGGAAGACTCTTTTTCGGATAGAGTCCACCAACAATATCTTTATCGTATAATAATAGTTTAAAAATATATTCTGGTTCAAAACCAATATCGCTATCAATAAACATTAAATGAGTTGTTGTTTTATTCTCTAAAAATTTAGCAACAAGATGATTTCTTCCCCGAGGAATAAGAGATTCGTTTGTCATCTGATCAAACGATACAGGTAATCCAATTTTTTGAGCATACAACATAAATCGAAGAAGGGATGAGCAGGTGTCCGCGAACATCATGCCCGCGTAACAAGGCATAGAAATTTGTAAATGCTGCTTCCTAAGAAAATCAGCCTGTTCTTGAGTTATATTCATTATTTTTTCCTTATTTTAAAAACTTATTTAAGCAACTTTAATTGATTGTAAAATTCCATTTGATATATTTGAAATATTTGCTCTAATCCAGGAATATTGACCGACAATATTATAAATTTTATTTGTTTTAATAGTTCGTCCTGAATTTTGAACATTAACTACCGACATCGGATATATATAGGTCAATTGAATTGCAGATTCACCATTCATACCATTAATTAATGGTATCGCTGACCACGGTCCTTGAAATGGATCTCTTGACAAGGTGGCTTCTATGATAACATTTCCCGAAAAATTTGATGTTTGAATTTGAATAGTTTGCTGGCCATTGGTCCTGGGTTGCAACCCAGGACCTTTAACTGGTTCTGTTATTACATTTGATTTACGGCGAGAATTACCGATTCCACCACTATAATCTAGACCCTCGATAATAACACAACCAAAATCATTTTTTGACATTACGCAATCTCCACAATCACCGAATTATTCGAAATAATTGCTTCCAATGTTTGAATCAAGGTTAATTTTTGTTCATTAGTTAATTCCAACATTTTTTCTGCTGTGGTAACATCGTCAAAATCTTTAATAATTGTCGATAATTCAAGTGTTACCTTGTTTGAAACCAATTTTGCCATAAGTGAATTACTCCTCTAAAATATTTTCTTTTCTGGTTATATTTATCGCCTTATTCCCAGCAGAAATACTAAGTTCATTATCTTTCCAATCAATCACCACATTGCTACCATTAATAATATTACCTTGTAATAATTCAATTGATAATGGGTATTTAACTAATGAATTTACAATTCCATCAATTTTTCTGGCACCATATTGTTTTTCATTATTCATATCAAGAATTTTTGTGATTAAATTTTCCGTCGGAATAATAGTTACTTTTTTATCCAATAGTAGGTTAGCCATTTTGCTAAATTTTTCTAATACAATTCTACGATAACTAATTGAATCTAATTTATTAAACTCAATAATATCGGTAATTCGTCCTCGAATTTCAGTCAGAAAAAATGAATCTACTGCCTTACCAGCTTCACTTTTACCAGTTAACGAATTATCAAACCCTAACTTGCTTTTCATTGACTCTTTATTGCCTAAATTACTAGACATAATAATAATTGTATTACGACAATCTGCTGTTTTTCCACCTGCACTCGTAATTGTTCCTTCATCCAACATTTGCAATAATAATGAAAAAATATTCGAATTTGCTTTTTCAACTTCATCCAATAAAAGTACAGAATTGGGATATTTAATCAGATCATTGATTAGTTTACCTTCTCCAGATCCAGAGTCACCAAATCCCTTATATCCCGGAGGTGCCCCAATAAGTAAGGATATGGCATGTTCTGCCTGATATTCACTCATATCATATTTAAGAAAATGCATATTCATACTAATCGCGATCTGCTTTGCGGCAAAAGATTTTCCAACACCCGACGGACCAGTAAATAAAAATGATCCAATTGGCCGATTTGGATCTCGTAATCCGGATTGTGAAATAACCAATGATTTATAAACTGAGTCAATTGCTTTTTCCTGATGGAATACTTTTGACTTTAGTTCATCGCCAATAGTTAAAATATTTTTAGATACACTGGTAATTTCGTCTTTTATTGGAATTCCAGTTAATTCTGTAATTTCCAAAATAATGTCTTTCTTGTTTACACTTCGATTTTTATCTTCGTTGACCTGCTTTCTTGCACATGCGGCATCAATAATATCAATTGCCTTGTCTGGCAATTGGCGATCTTTTTGATATTTTACTGAAAGTTCTACTGCTGTTTTAATTGCTTCTTTATCAATTTTGCAATTATGAAATTTTTCTAAGCCCGATTTCAACCCGTTAAGAATCAAAATAGACTCCTCAATAGTTGGCTCGTCAATTTTTACAACCCTAAATCGTCTCATTAGAGCTGAATCTTTTTCAAATGTCTTTCGATATCCTTCCCAAGTTGTAGCGGCAATTACCTTAATTCTACCACGACTCAATTCAGGCTTTAACATTGCGGCGAAACCCAACCCATTCCCAGAATTTCCTTCTCCTGCACTAACTTGATGGGCTTCATCAACAAATAAAATGGCATTAGGTGTTTTTACTAATTCGGCCAAAATAGATTTAATTTTTCCTTCAAAATCACCTCTAAATTTACATCCAGCCAATACCGAACCGACATCTAAACTATAAATAATTTTATTCTTTAATGTATTTGGTACTTTTCCCGTATTAATATTTTGTGCAAGACCTTCAATTAATTGACTCTTACCTACACCAGGTTCTCCGGTAAGTAAAACATTTGATTTCCGTTTCTTGGAAAGTGTGTGAGCGATCGTAAATAATTCAGCCTTCCTACCAATTAGAGGATCCGAATCTTTTTTAACCTTTTCATTCAAATTAACACAAAATTCTTCAAATACTGTTTTATTTGCATCTAGGGAAAGTGTCGCCAATTCAGCAATCATTTGTTTATTAATTCCGTATTTCGCCATAAAATAACTAGCATAAGATTCGGCGTTAGAAAAAATTGTGTCCAATAAATGAAAATATGAAAGATTTTCCCCGACATTTTTTGCGGATAATACTGCATCAAGCAGAATTTTTTGCGTTGCAGCCGTAATTTGACCCGTCATAATATTTGGATCGTCATTATTACTGAACATTTTATTTTGCAAATATGGCGTTTGCTGTTGGATAAATTTATACAATTCCGACATTAATAATTGTACATCGACACCTTTTTCCCTAAAATAATTGCTTACACCCTGATCCATAAAAACCGAATGTAAAATATGTTCAATTGTAATCGTAGTTTGCTTTAATTGCAAAGCTGTGGTAAAACTCATATCGATTAAATTTCTAATTAACGGATTAGATTTAGTGTCCATGTTGTTCCCTTTCATAATATTTTAATATTAGCAAATATACGAATTAAAGTCAATAAAAAAATGTCTGAAACTTAACATACAAATCGTTTCGAACTAAAAAATTTCTATCAATTAACCCTTCTTTTGCAATTTTAAAAATTGAATCGTTTTTTAATTTTTTAGGCAAAATAACTTTTAATTTTGCACCATCAGGCCCAAAAAAATTAAAAGATCCCCCAATAAACGCTTTCCATATAGAAATACGAATTGTTTGAATTAATTTACCGTTAATAATGAAAAAATTTTTCGGTAAAATAATATGAATTTTTACCTGCAAAATTGAAAATTGATTTGGATCAAGTTGAACATTTTTATATTGAATTGTATCTTCATCTTTTATACCGATTGGTATTGCCAACAAGAATTTTCGTTGGCCATCATTGCTGATAAAAAATCGATCACATCCTAAAATCGAATCTTGTAAAGATATCGATATCTTTACAATATAAATTTTAGATAATGAAGCACACAATTTATCATAATCTTCTTTAAGATGTTGGAATTTTTCGGTTGAATTACTATTATTATTAACATCAGGGTGAATTTTTTTTGCTAATGTTTTAAAAGCTGAATGAATAATTTGTGGAGTTAAAATCGGCGTATTCATGACTGTTATTCACCTCAAATGAATATAATTTATCTAAATTCGATATTCTTTTTCCTTTTCCGTTTCATTTCCTGGACGAAATTTTATTGGGGGGCACAACCCGTTAAAGTATGCCTTTGTTCCGTCTGGTAATGTTTTGCGAAGTGTATCTTCCAAAATAATTTTTGTTACCTCTGCATATGCTAGGGTTCCACGAGATTCATGTAATGATTCAATTTCAAAACGGAACCGTTCTTTACCATATAGTGCAATTTCACTGTTAAGCCAATTAGATGAACCAGTATACGTTTTCCAATCAGAAGATTTAATAACCTTCTTTCTATTTTTTCGATTCTTGACTATTTTTCTTATCGTTTTCCAAAAAAATTTTTTACCAATATACATTCTTCCCGTTTGAGTATCATAAATTCGATAAATGAACCCAACCCATTCTTCAGGATCAAAATCTTTAATAAAATGCCAATGTCCAATGTCTTCCATATTAATATTTATGCAAACCGTATTTTTCGCATCAAAAATACATTTTAATTATTAACTTGTACATGTTATAGCTTAACGTCAAAAACCGAGCAGTTTTCTAATTTCTGTCCTTTATAATCAATAATTTACAACGGGTAATTTTGATGGTCTAACTACCAATTACTCTGCGCGGGTGGAAAAAGCACTACAAAAAAACCAAAATTCTGGATGCGAAGCAAAACCAATCTTTTAAAATAAAAAATAACCCCGAAATTTTTAAAAGTAACCCAAAAATTTTTTATATAATAAAATAACCGTAATATAAAAATAAACAGTCTTCGAAAAAATTTTATTACTATAAAATAATGTTCTCGAAAAATTTTAAACCGTAAAAATTATAAAACACGATATTAGTTTAGGAAACATTGGCAAACATATTTTATTAGTCATTGATTCTTCGTAAATATCAAATTAGATATTATTAAATTTGATTATAAAATAAGATCATCTGAACTATCGGAACTATCGGACTTTAAAACACTTGTCGTTATTGATGATATGATAGTTCCGATAGTTATTATAATATTTTAAACTTTAATAATAATTATAAAATAAAAATACAATATATAAAAAACTTGCTATTACATTAAAAATCATCATAATCATCGGAATCATCATATCATCAATAACGACGAGTAAGTATAAATCAGCACGATATGATACTTACTCAAAAAATCCTGCCAATTTAGAAAAATCTATATCAAAGTAATAAAAGATCTTTCCATTATTTTTTTTGGTTACCCCTTCAATAGCCGTTAATTCCCTTCCAAATGAAGCAAAATTTGCTTTTGAATAATGATATGTATCATTTGTGGATGCCCAATCACGCCAATTATTAAAAACTTCTGTTGCTGATTTCCATCCTCCTGTAATTTGCTCAGACCAAATCCATTCTTCAACATAATTCTTTTTTCGTTGTTGATTTTGTTGAATGGTGAATACATCATTTGCTAATTTAGAAGATAATGGACTTTTTGTGGTTGGATCAATTGATTGCCATAATAATAACCAATTAATTTTTTCATACCAAAAAGAATTTTTTGATTTCATATCATCTGGAGTTTCAATTTCATAAAATCGCCTAGATGATGTAGTGTCATTTGAAATAACTGATAGCGAATAATTTGAGGTACCTATTAATTGAATAATTTTACTTTTATGTTCAATCATTTGGGTATGAAATTTTCTGGCTGTAATAATGTCGGATGTAATAAATGCTTTAAGATTATTTTGATCCGCAGTTGACAATCTTGCCATTTCATCTAAAAAAGCGATTGGGGTATTAGCATTTTGAATATAATAATTGGGATCAAGCAATTTATCAAAATCGGTTTTTACATAGCCGCCATTTTTGAGTGGAGAAATAAAATTATCTATTGCTGTTGATTTACCATTTCCAGTTCTGCCCACCAACACAGGCATAATTGGATTGACGGTACCGAGTAATGTTTGCGGATTCATTACTCGTTTAACATTCCAAATAAAATGTTTCATAATCGCTTTAGTATAAATTCGTTTATTATCATTTTTATCAATGATATTGATAAATTTATCCCATTCCTTTTCAGCTTCTAAATTTTTGGGTGCATCTTGTTTTGAAGCAAATCTATCAGTAACATAATCAGATAATGATATAAGACAAAAAGATAGACCGGTATTATACCATGTATTAAGAGCAATTTCCAGCCGTTTTTTGTCGATTCTTAAAAAATTGTCGATATTAAACGCATATAATTCGTCATATAAATCAACCAAAGAACAAATTCCACGAATATATGATGGGTTAATTAGTGAATCAAGTCGAATTGATATTTTTTTCTTCGTTGTGTATAATTCTACGAATTCATCAGGTGTTTTTGGATAAGATCCTAATAATTCAATTACAGAAATTTTTCTTGTATATTTTAACAATTCATTTTCTGATAACTTCCATTCGGTTTTTACAAATTGAATTATTAATGACAAATCTTCAACAGTAATATTAGGCGGAGCATTGTCAATTATTTCTCGCCATTTATTTTTCCATTGAATTTTAAAAGTTTCATTGTCTTTAGCAGGTTGAATTAATGTTTTTATTTCAGTCAGATAATCTTGCATATTTTCTCCATAAAAAATTGCTCGACCCCTCTGACAAGAGATCGAGCATTACGTTTCTGGAGAGAATACGAGTCCGTGATGTGGAACCATACAAAAGTATTTATTCTCCAGAATTTGGCTGTCAGACCATTATTACTTAAAAAAATATTCTGCACCTTCTATTTGTTTAATTATTGCATTGGGAAAATAAATATTTCTCATGTTTTGCGCCATCTTTTCCGTGGGCAAAAAGATAATATTATTATTATTATTGAACGTCCCATTTCTTAAAGAACCTCTCATTAGTCCTTGATATGCATGATCTAATGTTTTATTTAGCAAAATTTCATCACTGTCAAATCCTAATGCAGTCATTTGATTTTGATAAGCGGGTGGCCAAATATACGCTCCACCCTCAGCATAATGTAATGTGTCACTATATTGATTTAGTCCTTTAACTTCAAACGGCATCCAATTTGGATTTTTAACATATTTAAATTTATTACCTTTATTATTTTGTAATAATATTTTTTCTTCACCAATTGAATTTCCCACTAACATATCGAATAATTCAAAATTTGTTATACTGGGTTCTACTTTATTTTGCTGATTATAATAATTTTTCGACCATAATGGATAATTAGACATCCATTTTATAATAATTGGTTGATTATGATTACTAAATCTTTTTGGAATATCTAATAATTTAATAGGTACTTTTTTTAATTTTAAATAGGAAATTAATTGACTATTTTGAATACGTGCGCCCATTAAATATAAATTTTTAAACCCATTAAAAATATTGGTATTGAGCTCGGCCCACATCTCTACGTCCGGTGACCCAAAACGAAAAGCGGTCATTACCCCGGTGTCGGCATAAATTTGCATGTTTGGATTTATTAATAATTGGATGAATTTTTTAAAAGATGGATAAACCATATCATTACTATAACATAATGATTTTAAAAAATTAATGTCGCTTTTATTACACCCGTGTTTAGGATTTATTTCCATAAATCCTTCGTCTTGACATTTCCAAGAACTTATTTCGGGAATTTCGTGTTCAAGATCACAGCCAATTTGATAATTAGATGCATCGGTTAAATTAAATGAAATAAAATCTATTGCACTAATTTCCTCATCTATAAAAATGGTCCAATTTTTCTTTTTAGGAAAATTGGAAATATTTTTGAATGCACTATGCGTAATAATTAAAACTTCATTTTTATATGGATTTTTTAAATAATTGCTAATAGTTGAAGTAACTCCACCTGTATCTTTTGATTCCATATAATTAATAATTTTATACGGTGTTGATCCTAATCGAGTTGCCATTTCATATTGTAAGTCGGTAGATGGAGAACAGAAAAGAACATGTTGCTTTTTTGAAACAAGTTCTTTTGCTTTTTCAACCGCCCAATATGTTTTTCCAGCACCCGCTAATGCATCAATTATAAAAATCATATTATGATGATATATTTTTATTTATAAAAAGTCAATAAATTAATTCCCGATTCCAATTAATAATACTCTGAATGTGGAAGATGATTCTCCGTCTCCTCGTAAATCTTGCCATAAATTAATTGTACTCGTGTAATTTCCTGGACCATTTAGGTATATTGAAGTACCTTGCCAACCGGTATCAGATACATAATTATCAAATTTTGTTGAAGGTAAAACCAAGAAACAGTTATTTGGGAAAGTCAATGGCCACTGCTCGGTAAAAGGACCTCTTGCGCTTGTGCTCAATTCAGTTGAACCAGTCATCCATTGTAATATTAAACCACCTGGGAATACCTGATAACCATTGGTTGCCAATAAATGATTATTAAAATTTAAATTAATATTTCCCCATTGTGTTGTTCCATTTGCATTTGTTAATAATGCGGAGCCTGCTATTATGCCGGCAACAGATGGCAAGGAGAATGCCCCAGATGTACCAGAATTTATGGTAGTTACACCAGTAATATCTAAAGTTCCCTCACCAATTATTTTTCCGTTAACGGTAAGATTATTACTTGCAAGGGCATTTCCAATAAAAAATGATTGACCATTGATTATTGCAGCATTATTTACAATTAAATCACTAGAAAAAGTTGCATTTCCCGTCACATTTAGTTGTTCATATAATGTTGTTACCCCGGATACATTTAATGGGTTCAGAAGAGATGTTAATCCATCGACAGTTAATGATCCGGTCACGCCTAATGTACCGGATAGTGTTGTATTTCCACCGACTATTAGTTGATTTTCGAGGTTTGCTATTCCGATCACATCTAATGTACCGGATAGTGTTGTATTTCCACCGACTATTAGTTGATTTTCGAGGTTTGCTATTCCGATCACATCTAATTGTGAAGATAATACCGACGGGCCATCTACCGATAAATTACTATTAAGTGTAGTTGCCCCAGACACGACCAATTTTCCCGCTGTTAAATTATTTTCGACATTAATATTAGTTCTTGTAGAGTCAATTGTTAGAACAGGGGTTGCATTTATGGCTCCATGTGAATTAAATAAAAAATCACCGTCAGTTCCGGGAGCCGGTGCCACCAATGAATTTGCAACAACATTATTAAAATAAACAGTTCCGGTTAAATTTGCAAATTCACCTGGCAATAAGCTATTTCCATTGGTTGCATACATCACATTTCCATTGTCAACGGCCATTACCATATTATTATTTGAATCTATACTAAAATCAATTTGGTCGTTATCGCCTAATGTTAATTCGGTTAAATTATAAATACCACTTTCTGTTATGCCGTATGTTGGAGCAGTTGCAAAATTGAGACCTGGCCTTATATTTCCAAACCCACCAATTCCCGGTTGAATAATTTCTTCAGATGATACAATTGCCATTAAATTATTATTTGCATATAATTCAAGATAAATTACATTACCATTTGGTGTATTTATTGCCGGTGCAACTATAAATCCTTCTTTTCCCGCACCTTGATTACTAGGCGGTCCAATTAATATCCATTCAGTTCCACTCCATACATATAATTGAAGGTTGATTAAGTCAAGCCATTCGTCCCCTTCAATTGGATTGAGTGGAGCGGTATCTGCAGCGGTAATAACACTAATGGACTTGAAAGTTGTACCGTCCCAAAATTTGATAGCGTCAGAAACGGTGTCAAACCATATTTGACCTATAAATGGATTTGACGGAGGTGTAGAATTAGCAAAATTTTCTGCCATCCTAACTAAATTTGTATTGAGCGTGGTTCCAAATCCAGCGTAATCTTTTCCGATAAGACTTAATCCACCATAAGTGGATACTAATTGGGTATCGGGAACAGATGTTAAAATATTTCCATTAGTATTTTTTATTTGATATGCCATTTTTTCCTATGCACTTAACGAAGATAATGTTGATATACGAACAACATACGTTATATCTAATTGTCTGTTTGAAGATTTTATAATTGGAGAAAAAGTTACGTGTGTTAATAATTGTCCTGAACTACTAATAAGTCCTAATTCATCAAAAGCATAATTGCTTTTGATACTATTAACATTATCAAATGCTGTTTGATTTGATGGTTCACCATAATCTAATAGACACGAAATTACCATATCGGTATATGCTTTGCCTGGGATATGATCGTATGTTATATTATTATCAATTGTATCTGAATTTGCAGAAAAATTATTATTTATGATTTTATCATATGTTTTATTGTACAGAGAAGCCGTACTTCCAACATTATTGGGGGGATTATATGTTATTATTCCCGTGCTACTCACGGTAGTTCCGCCATTACCAAATGCCATTGAATATACAAAGCCGGTAGTTGTAGTATCCGATGCGTTTAATACACCGCTCATTAAACTTTCAACAATAGCCACGGATAAATTTTCAAAATGAATAGAATTATGTGTATCTAATAATATTTCATTAGTTAATTTATCGGTAATAGTTACATGCCCAGATATTTTTAACTGTTGGTTGTCTAAAATCATTTTACTCTCTTGTTCACATGAACTTTACTTGTTATTGAATTTTTGGGAATATTTTTTTCATTTATAACTATTTTTAAATATTCATTAACTATAATCGCCGGAATTTCATCTGGTTTCATGTATATATTTATACCGGCGGAGTTGCACCTTGCTCTACCAAAAAATTTGAAATTGTTGAATTTGAATTAGCCAAAGGTACATTTGAAAGTTTATACCATGTTGCTATTCCCGGAGACCCTGGTATTTCTTGGTCAAACGATGAACTTATTACCTGTGACCCAATTAGTTGTATAGGTGGTATTCCGGTACATTCTGTTCCTCGCATCAATCCTGACAAAACATTGTGAATTCTATCTATATAAAGATACGTTATTTTTTCCCCATTAATAAAAATTTTTCCACGTAAATTAGCTTCAGGAATGGGTGTTATTAATCCCGCCACCGATTCAACTGAAATAGTCGAATCAGTTGAATATAAATTATGTGTTAAAGTAGTTACCGAATTTGCGCCAATACTGGTATATGAAGTTTTTCCAGTTAAAATAATTTTTATATTGCTAGTTGGAGAAATACTTGAAATATTTAATTTACTATTTTTAATAGTCCATTGTTCTGTATTAATAGAAATATTATCAACTAAAACACAAGCTTCGTCCGGGGAAACATAGTTCCATGGAACTTTTATGTTACTTGTTTCGGTCGTTTCGATTTGAAAAGTTTCAATTGGTTCTGTTGACATTGATTCTTTGAATAATTTAAATCCTAGTAATACGGCGTTGGAGTTAAACATTGGATTGGGGATAGTTGTTATGGTTGCTAATACATTGGAAATATTTGAGCTAAGATAAGAACTATTTGCATTTTGATATAAAGAAATATCTAAGCTGTCAAAAATTTGACCCGATACATGCTCTTCAGGTGCATAACTTGTTATATTATCTACGAAAGGTCCTCCGGATATTATAATATCCGCGGATCTTATTCCCAAATTACTATCGGTAAATTTACTGCCTATAATGGTTGCTGGCTGCAAAGAAGTAACATGCCTAGCTAAACCATTTGTTACTCTAAAATCACCGAACTTTCCAGTTAAAGTATCTTTTCCATCTTTATTTCCCCCAATTGTTAATAACGCCGGAGAATCATTTCTTGAAAGTTGCTGAAAAGGGGGAACGGAGTTTGTTATAAATTGTGAAGGTATGCTAAATCCAGCAAAAACATTAGTATTTCCTTGTGGTACTCCATCTAAATAAAGATAAAAATTTCTATCCTTTCGTTCCGCGCTTATAAAGTGTAATGTATTATTTGTTATTTCATTACCTTTAATAGAAAATAATATTTCACCGGCTTCAACTAAGGAAGTGGTGGATGATATTATATTACCTGTCAAGGTTATATTGCCATTATTAAATGAGTATTGATTTTTACTAAGTAAATTTCCATTAAAGAATATTATGGTATTTTCCAAAGAATGGGATGGAATATAAAAAGTTGAAACATTTGCAGATAAACTTAATGGCCAACTAATTTGTATTCCATATGCATTAATATTTCCGTTTTCAATTGTTGATAAAAATCTTGTTTTTTTATATAAATCTGTCACAGGTGATTCATTATTGGTAATTTCAAATAATGTTTGTGTGGTTATATTATTAGATATTTCAACAAAAAATTCGACAGTAAAATCGTTAAAAGAAAAATTATAATCCGAGTCGCCAATCGATTTTATATATCCGCTCATTATTCCTCTATTTGTTCAAAGTTACTGCCATTATTAAACTACTTTGGGGATTAACATTATTATTTAACAATGTTGAATCAACAATTACAGAATTACTGTAATTTATTATTTCCATTTTCTTTTGATTCCATGATAAATCATTTATATAGGTTGTTGAATTTATAGAATTTAATGAAATATTTGGTATTGCATCGTTTGTTAAATCTTCAAATGTTAAAAGCAATGGTGTATAATTAGAAACATAGTACGGATCATTTGTAATATTTAAAGGAAATGGTTCGGTTGGTACAATTATACTAGTGGATCCTATTGTATATCTATTAACACCGTTTGTCAATCGTAATTCGTCTATATATCCAGTGTAACCATTTTGTCCATTAACATCAGCTCCCAATGTTAAATTAAAATTAGATGCCGCAATTGATAGATTTGACGAATTTTCCAGTTCTCCATTTACGTAAAGATAAAAATCATTATTATATTCTTGTAATGTAATAAAATTCCAATTATGTGTGGATATATTACTGATACTTTCTAATAATGCAATATTTGAATTAGAACCAACACATATATTATTATTTTCATTTTTATAAATAACAATTCCGATATTGCTAGATATATTATTTCTGGTATCAATTAGCACTGAAGTAGTAGATACATCTTCAAAATTACAGAAAAATTCTAAGGTGAATATGTTTGAAGTATTTTCAAGATAGGAAATATTCGGACTACTTGAATTTACGGTAATATATTGATTTTTTTCGGCATTAAAATAAGCAGATGAATTTCCAAATCTAAATGTATTACGAGATATTGCCGAATTTGTTAATAAATTAGGATGCCATGCAATATTAAGTGAGGTAAAACCCGACGAATCATCTAAATCGTATAACGATCCAGACGGTATCGAATAAGATTCAATAAATGTTCCACCATTAACGGTAACTCCTGGATATTCAACTCCTGTCATTAATAATCTGGCCTGATTTGCAAACATATTGGCTGTTGGAAAATATGTAGCCTGTATTCTGTTCATTGCCGTTGTTGAAACAATTGTAGAAATATTTGCATTACCCCATATATTAGAATTATTAATGTTTGCGCTATTTGCATTATTTACCAATGATCTAACAAAAATATTATTATTGGAATTAAATGCAACTGTATTTTTTGAATATACAGTATTTGGATACAAAAATTCAACAGTCGGATTTACTCTGTCAAAACGAATTGATGTTTTTATTTTTCGGGTTGAAGAATTTTCAAGTCTCGGATAAGCGACACAATCAATTATAACATTACTGTCAGAAGTTATTAAAACTTTGGGAGTGGAGGTAAAATTATTTCCACCATCAATTATATTAATTGTTCCAATAGATCCGATTATTGTATTTCCGATAGTTGCATTAGCTATAACATTTCCACCATTACCGTCAGTCGATATTATTTGAACAGCTAAATTTGATGATGAATATCCTTTTCCCGGTATTATAACATCAATTGATCCTATGGAATATGTATAATTATTATTCCACGGAGAATAAATTGGCAATTGCAATGTAGTTGGGTCTGAAGAAATTGAACCATCTGGGGTTCTTATATAAGAAGATATTTCATCAGTTGTTGGAATATAAGGAATTGATACATCACCATTTGGATATAATGGTGTATTTATTCCATTAACATATGAATATTCGAGATTATAAGGTAATGCAAAATAATTTGGGCCAATTATATAAGGATAGATCGGATTATTTAATGAATCAATGGTTGAAAAATATGCATATGTTCCGGCAGGATATTCAGGTGTAACGCACCATCTTCCATTATTTTTGTCAAGTGTTCCTGAATTAGGTACATATATAAAATCTTCAATATATTCACCTGTTGGGGCAGAATATATTGCAAGTTGCAAACCATTTACAATAGGTTGGTCAGTTTTATCCAGCCGGGGAACATTTGATAATTGATAGCTGCTGGAATTCATTATTATATTTCCGCTGCCATCCGAATTTTCGTATCCGTACGATCCATAAATCGGAACACCATCCCATGCATATCCAATAATTGAACTATGAATATTTGCATTTTTTTCATACATTAAATATGGATCTGTAAAATATTGATATGCACCGTTTTCATTCGGAAATCCTTTTCCCGGATCTAATCCTATCGACTGAGCTTCCCAGACCGTATTAATTGTATATGTATTTTTTACCTGCAAATTACCTAATAAATATAACGTTTCGGTTTCGCCACTATTAGAATTATAAAAAGGAACACCATTTACCGCTGAGGCAATTGGGCCTACATTATTATTAACCGTTGGAAATTGAATGGAATCAGCATATATTTTTTCTTGAAATCCAAATGACCAATTTTGCTTTTCGATTGTATATGGATCAGTGGAATTTGGGAATGTATCAGTTGCGTGATTTGGTAATCCATTGCTTGTTATAAAAAAAGAAGATGTATTAGCAAAAACTCCAACATTTGGATAAAATTGACTTAATTGTAATAATCCATTTGGTTTTACATTATTTGTATAATCCAAAACAATGTTAGCATAATTTCCGTCATATTGTGCCGGAAGGTCAAAATCTATTAATCCAATATTGGCATAATCTTTGGCTGTGTAAATATCGTGAAATTCTCTAACACGTGTATGATATGGTGCTGTCTCTGCTATGAAATCTTCAATTGTTGTTTGATTATCTGGTTCAAAATTTCCTTGAACAGATAAATCACGATTGTTATAATCAACCGATATGAAACTTGTTTTGAATAACCAATCAAGATTTTTATTTTCGTGAATAATATACTGAATAACCGCATAAAATGCATTATCCGCCGCAGTTGTTAAATCACTATTACCGATTAAGATAACATTATTTAAAATTTCTGTTATTAATCGAATGTCAATATATGGATCATTGTCAAAATATGCACTATCAAATGGTGCAGAATCAAATCCAATTTTTGATGTTATAAAATCGTATAAATCTGGCAAAAATTGTATAGTTCCGTTTTGAATATATATTGGGTCTAATTCAGTTATGTTTGCATCAATGTCGTTTTTTGTTGCCATATATATGGCAATATTTCCACTGCCATTATCATTAAGTTGAATTATGTCACCAACAGAATAATTTATTTCCGGAAGATCTCCAATTGATGATAATGTATATGTCGGAGTTGTGTTTGCATATGCCGATGAAGACCAATCAGTATATTTCCAATCTGTTGATAAATTATATAATTGATGACTGGAAATTACCCATTTACCGGATGTTGCCGAAACAATTGACCAATAATTTGATTTTAATGTGTCATCCTGCAATAATAAAATTCTATAATTTTCGGGATAATCATTAATATTTAATTGATTTAAAATATCACGGTTTGTAATTGTTTGATTAAAACCTGTCGTTGGAATTGGATCTACTGCACTCAATGATGAAACAATCGATGATGTTGCAATAGCTAAATTTGCAAGTTGAGAATTGATAACAGAATAATATATATCTAAAGCCGTTATTCTATTAACAAAAATTGATTGCTGTGGTTTAGACAAAATTCCAGTTTGTTGGCTATAAGGCAGTGTAATATCTGGTATTAATTGATTTAATATTGACACCCCACTTAAACTATCAATGAATTTACTATAAATTGGTGTTTTATACCACGATTTTGTTCCGTCATTACCTATTAATGCAAATTCATTGTGCAATTGATTGTTGGCGGATTCTAACACATAATCTATATGTAAAACAACAGTATTTGAGGATATAAATTGGTTAATATTCCACACGGCAACCGCATTTGTATCCAGAGCGGTAATCATTGGTATTCCTGAATTAGGAATATCTTGTAAGGCAGTTATTAATTGGTTGCAAGACATATTGTGAATAGAACCAATAGTTGTTTTGCCATACACCCAAAATCCATACATTCCGGTATAACTATTAAAAGTATAAGGACAGTTATTGTCTAAAACATATCCATTATTATCATTATTGATATAATTTGTGGGTGAAGATGAACTATTAACCCATTCATAAACTTCAATGGTTGAATTGGGTAACCATTGATTCCAATTTGCTGCTCTTTCTTTTAAATTTCCTAATTGGGCATCAATTGTTTTTAGATTTTTTGTTTTGAACCAGGTTTTTCCTACCTGATTATTTCCCCATAATTCATTACCAAGGTTAACGAATTCCGGATTATTTTTAATTAATGTCCATAATGCAGAATTAAATATACTCCCGCTTTTACCTGCATATAAGGCTTGATATAAATTATTTCCGTATACAACTCTGTCGTTAATATTATATATTGTCCCTGGTGTCCACAATGGGATGTTATATAGTGCAGGGTCAATGTCTGATATATAATCTAAATTTTGTGATATTTTACCAGGAATTATCCCCGCTACCAAATCTACTATTTCTAAGTCTGTTAATTTAATATTTGTTACGGAATCATAAATCCAAGCGCGACTTATACTTGTTGAATCAATCGGAAGTTCTTGTGAGGTAGAAACTGTCCAGCCATGAGATAAATTTGTATTATTATATATAGTTACCGTATTATCCGGTATGCTATTTTCGGTTATGAAAATACTTTCTATTTTTCCGTCGTAAATTAAACCAGTTGATGTAGTTAATATTTCTTTGACTTTGGTTAATTGAATTGTATCTGTGGCAGAAGAAATCCAATTTCTGTCGGTTGTTAAAACTTGAAAAATATTTAATTTTTGAATTGTTTCAGGTGATTTTTCTTCAAATAATGTATTATATCCGTCAAAATATGTCCCATCAATAAATGAAACATTTGAGATAACGGTTTCTTGGTCGTTAATATTTTCAACAACTCCGATTAAATCGGAAGTTATCCATTTAATATTCTGCCCAAATTGTTGCAGTGTATTAGTATCCGGAATTATGGTATCTAATAATACAAATTTGCTGAATAAACTGGAACTTATCATTCAAAAATCCTCAATAGTATTTATTGTTTTAAATTCCACTTATTCCGGTTGTACTCATTGATTGAATAATATTTAAAATAAGATTGCCATTTGATATGGTAGCCGAAATACCTGAATAATTGGTTAAATTATTAATATCGGTTATTAATGATGAGATGGTTATGCCAGATCTTGTTACAACCCAATCATTAAGATTAATAGACGGTACATTTAAATCAACATCATTTATCGGAATAATTTTTTGAGATGTTATTCGTGTATCTAATGCATAAAAATATAAAGATCCTTTTTGATGTACACTCTTTGTGCTACCAACAGCTAATTTATTATCATTAATAGCTACAGATAATCCAAAATTTGAATCTTCAATATTGGGTGCTATTATTGTTTGCATAACATTGAAGCAAAATCCTTCTATTTGAATTGTGCTCGCCGTAGGTAATGCGGGTGAAAAAATTATATTGCTGATAAATCCAGAATTATAAGTAACAGAAAATACCGATGGGGATAATTTAACTCCATCAACTAATATAGATGAAATTGTTGAAAAGTCATTGGTTGGGGAAATATTTGCTGTCGAAAAAGCATGGTAAGTTTTTTCTTTAACTCTTCGGTAAATAATCACCGCCCCGGAATTGTAATTAGGAACGCCGACAACCAATGTTTCCCCATTTTTATCGCAGGATAGTGATGTGCCATATCCAGTTGATGTACCAAAAGGATCAATTAATTTGCCTTCGTATTTGTAATAATTATTGGGTGTAGTAATGTAAATTTTTTCGTATGTATCCAACGGTATTAATAAATTAATTGTTGAACTATTTGGGTTAACAGAAAAATCTATATTTGGAATTAAAATTTGGGTAAGTCCATTTTCAAAATAAACAGATATTTTTATACTGTATGCATCTATTATAGACCGATTAACAGTTATGATATTTGATACGTTGGATATTATTGTATAATTTTGGGTAGATTCGTTTGTATGTAGAGAATAAACCGATATACCAGCAACATTTGGAGCTAACATTGATTTTGATCGAATATAAAGCCATGATGCATCGGAGCTTAATGAAAGTTGATTTCCAAAATAAGATTGACTTGCATTTGAATTTGTAATTCCATCACCGCTTAAAATTTGAGTTACGACCGGTCTATTATTTTCGATTTGGACAATATATACCTGTCCATTACCTGTAATACCTCCATTTAATGTTGTCGCAGATATTGCGGCGATACCTGGTTGACATACTACATGTTGACCTAATAAATAGGTATCCGGATGATATGATTCTATTGCATAGACAGTTGAACCTAAGTCAGGTATAACTATATTTCCGGTTGTTAATTTTTCGGCTAACATTCGTACTTCAACTTCCCCCAACCCAGATTTAGCAGTAGGTTTACCTGACCATAAAATTTGATTTTGATCGTCATATGCTATATCAGAGATTGGATCTTGATTTGATATTGCAGGATATGAAATTTTGGTCAAATAAGGTTGCAATAGGTCATATGATGTCCACCCTTTTGCATCATTTTGGACATATCTAACGGTATCTTCGGATTTTATATTACTAGTACCGATTGAATCTCCACGCAAACTTCTACTTGTGTAAAGTGAAAGGGAAGTCCAAGCCGTATCGTATGTAATATTAGAAAAATTATTAATTGGGCCGGTAACTATTAAACGAGAATAACTATTTGCAGATGGAGCAATTTCATAGTCATCAACATTAAATATACCTTGGATAGTTAGATTTGATGCCGAATCTACGTGATCTACAGCAATTATATTATTTGCAATAACTCCAATATTAGATGATAAATTGAATAGTAATTGATTTGCACTAATTTGAGTTATTGCATTTATTTGAGTGTATGGGGCATCAAACGTTAATACATCCCATTGATTTGGAGGATCGGCTAGTTTATTAGATCCTAGCCAAAAAGACCCACCATTTTCAATTATTTTTAATATACTACTAATATTATTACCGCTATTTAACATTACGCGTGTATTAGCAAAAAATAATGAAGATTCGTCGGATTTAATAAATCCCGGAATATTATTATATGCCCATTTAATTAAATTATCGGGTATTACTGGGCCGCCTTTAATAAAAGGTGATTCGTTTAATACAAGATTTCCAGATTGTTGGATAAAATCATTTGTCCAATTTGGTGATTTTTCATATAAATTAAATGGTGTTGTTTGAATGCTTGTGCTATCTGATGTATTTGCAGTTGATACAAATGTTAAAATTAATGGATTTTGCGTATTAACTTTCGGAGAAAGGCTTACATCCCCATATCCGGTTCTTGCTGTGGCACCGTATTCACCCACCTTCATTGCATATTCTTCAACAATGGTTGTTTGTGTATTAAAAGACGGTGTCGACCCTCTACCATAACTATTAACAGAATTTAACGATCCCTTTTCTTTTATCCAACCACGATAAAAATCGGTCTGCCCAGCCAGATCGATATCGAGAGAACTTAACCAATCACGTTCTACATAACCAATTGTATTATTCCTTAATGTTACCATATCAGTTAAATATGGTCGATAATTTATGTCAAACGCATGTGTTAGATCATTTGCTTTTGTTGATAAATTGGGTAATAATTGATTGCTGAATGTGGTCGAAATTAAACTAAATTGATTATATTGAAAAGTTGAAGAGCCAATTATATTGACAGATGCAATATAGTTAGAATTTTTCCAGCTAACCAATGATCCTGTTTGATAATCTTTATTTGGAATCCAATCATCTACATTATTTGTTGTGATTAAAAATCCCGGTATATCTAATGTACCATTCCAGTTAGATGTTTTTTGCCCACTTAATTGCAAACGAGTTTGCCGAGTTCCCGTTATTGGATTATATATAATGTCGTTAAATTCAGATTCATTATTGATTATAAAACGATGCTCATAGCTAATGATATTAGCTCGAATACATGAAAATATTGAACCATTTTGGTTGGTTATAGTTACATTATTTTGATCTCGTGAAACGTCAAGATATTTTAAATTAACTGGATTCCCATTAACGTCCAATAATAGACTAGTTAATGGATCTGTTAAATCATATAATGTTCCAGAGGTTCCTTTGTATTCAATAACAGAAGAGCTGGGATTTAATACCAGGGATAAATTCCCTTTCCAATTCGTTAAACTCCATTTTATAAATTGTAATGCAGCATTGGACCAATCTATTTTACTTTGATTAGAATCGACTGTAAATGCTATTCCGTTTTGAATTAAATATTGCCCATATCCTGAAAGAAAATTAATTACATCTTGGGGAGTCGCAAATATTGTATTATAAGGTATTACTTCCGGCGAAACATTAAATGTATTTGAAAAATTATATCGATCATTTCCCACACTAATAATATAATTATCGCCGGTGGTAATAGCGGGGTAAATTGTAAAATATGGATTATTTTTGTCATAACCCGTTATTTTATATCCTTCTCCATCTGGATCGTTTGTTATTATAACTCCACTATATTCTACTATACCTGTTGGTGTACTTTGATTTAAAAATAAAGAAAAATCTCTATTGGGTATTAGTTCGGCTGCACCCGTATCACTTGGATCATTTGGAGATGCATAAACTGTAAGATTTGATATGTCCGAAAATCCACCCAATCCATACATTAAATTAATTACGGTATTATCAATAGTGGATCTAAGAATAGATGGATTCATTCCATTTTTTCTTAAATATTCAACAGAATAATTTATAATGCTATTAACAGGTGTGCTGTCGACGCCATTAATTACAATTCGGGAAAGCGATGGTAATAAATTTTTATATTTAAATTCATAATAATTATTTGTTGGTATAAAGTTATTAGTATCCCACGTTGTTCCTAACATAAATAATGGATTTTGTAAAATTTTTGCTCGTAATTGAGCAAATGGCCAGAAGCTAGATCTTTTCCAGGCCGTAAATACGGGATCACCATCACCATAAACGAAATTATTTTTGGCGGAACTATCATCAAATGTGCCGATTACGGCTTCATTAGGACTGAGTAATGTTCCTGAACCATTAACCGGGATAACATCTAACATTTCTAATTGGACGCCATAACTGCTATGGGTTATGCCATATGGATTACGTATTAAACCGTTTGCAATGTCATTCCACATTACTAAATTTTCTCCGGTATATGGAGATGGTCCATATGTGGTGTCCCACCATGCCGGTTTAATTGAAATATTTAATAATTCCCAAGGTCGAGTATTCGGATTCTCTGAATTATAAAACCAATCGTAAATACCTCGCCAATAACCTAATAGTGGTTGTTTATCAGATAGTTTGTCTAAACTATTACTCCAATTCCAGGTAAATAAATTACTTTCATCGTAAAAATTATTTGAGTAACTAATATTATATTGGGCAGCCCATTCATAAAATAATCTCTTAGAAATAGATAATTGTTCGCTTTTTGAATAAGGCCCAGTTCGAAATCTACTAGTTTGTGGAACTCGAGTTTCAATTGTGTCTGACCATAATTGATTGTTTACTTTCAGATTATTATAAACTCGTAATTCATAATCTAATAATAAATTATCTCGAAAATCATTAAAACATGAAGTAATACTACCGTCGTGCCCCTGAATTACTTTTCTGGGTGTTTGATAAGTATTATCGGTATATATTTGTGGTATATAAGACTTTGAAAGTCCTAATTTTGTTGGTGTTGCTGGAATATACGATCCAATCGTATTTGAAATTTCGTAGACATCCAGTGTATCTTTTAAATTTAATGTTGCCGCAATATTTAAAATATTTCCTGCTGTTGTATAATCCCGACCATAAATTAATTGATTATTATTTAGATATACCTGCAATGATAGATAATTTGCAGAGTTCCAATCATATGTTTGCTGCAAATTAAATTTTAATGATTTTGCATTTTTTATGGAGTAAGAAGTCTTTTGCCCTCCCCAGAAACACATATCACTTGATGCCCAAGATTGAGATGAATTAAAAGATGACGCAATTGATTGCAACGCTTGATCAACCGCAGATTTACTTGATATATTTTGAGCATTTTTAATTTGTGAAAATGAATTAATTAATTTTTGCTTGAATAGAACGTAATCTTCTCCGGCAGTTCTAATAGATTGGTCAATATCAAATTTCGGATTTGTCAATAATATTGTTGAAATTAATGAATTTGACTCTTGATATAATATAGTTCCCGATATTCCTTTATAAGCGACTAAATTCAATGTAGCTAATCCATTGGTATTATTTGAATTAGACAAAATAGTTGTGGCATGATCTCTCATATCGCTTATAGTAAAAGTATCGATTGATTGTCCAGATGGATTATTGCTGAATGAGCTAGGAACATCATACCATGCATTTGCTATTGACGTTGAACTAGATATTTTGATAAAAATTATGCTTGTGGAAGATATTAAATTAAAATCTATTGTTACCAGAATATTTGGCCCAGTCTGTACAACTGAAAATTTATCTGTGGCTAGCTGTTTACCATCGACATATATTATTGGGGCCAGATCATTTTTTAATGTCCCAATCATTTTAATAATATTAGCGCCAACAGCAACAGTATTTTGATATAAAGAACCGTCTGACATTATATATTGCCACGGTTCATAAGAATTTTCCAATAAAGTAGCTGTTTTAATTTGGTGAGGTTTTCCATTGTTTATATGAAGTGGATTCGTGCCGGTTGTTGTATATGAAAATGAATCAGATACATAATTATTGTCAAAAATAATATCATTTAAATTTCCGATATTTCCGTATGTCAATGGAAATCCTAGAACAGTATCATTTGTCCCGGAGCCAATTTTATATGAAAATAGTTTACTACCAGTGAAGCTAGTTTCGGGATAAATGTCATTATTTCCAAAGCTATAATTATTAATATCATATACATCAAATAATGGTTGTTGATTTATTTTTGTTTTATTTTGGGATGCAATTGACCAATTTGCACCGTCAAAAATAACAGTGTTATATGTATTAGTAACTAATACATTTGAATTTACCTTTGTAATTTCTCTGGGTACTAGATTGATAACTGGTGTAGAATTTGGAGTTATAAATGTAATATCGTATATTGTAGATCTAACTGAAGAATTTTTATCGCTCGCAAAAATTATGCTATCACCGGTGGATAGCGAAGTTCCATTACATGTAAAACTCGTTGCCCCTTGTACAATGGAAAATGCATTTGGTGTACTATTGTCAAAAAAAGTAACAGTTGACAACCCAATCTTACCTTGACCAAATAAAATTAGTGGTATAAATTCTATAATTGGTCGTGAAGCAAAATTAAAACTATTAGGAATATCTGTTAATCCTAATATATTAATTATAGAATTTATTGTTTTTTTATGAACCCATAAATTAGTTCTGCTCCACAAATTTAAATCGGGGGCAGCACGATTTATAGTAATATAATCAGGTGGATTATTTTGATCGGCTACAAAAGGAGGAGTAACAATATTATTTTTATTAACCAGATTTATATATTCTCCAACGCCTTCGACAATATAGTTATTTGAATCAATAGAAATTATCATTCCATTTAATAATGTTATATTATTTGGAGAGGTGTAAGAATTTTTTCCAATTATATTCGTTAACGAATCATTAATAGATATTTTGCTATTCCAATACCATGAATTATCATTTTGATCTAACCAACAATAGTTGTGATAATTTAAAATTTTATCTAAATCAACAAAACCTTGCCAATTATATATTCCTGAAGTTAATAATCTATTCCAAGAAGAAGTAATTGCATCTTTATTGGCTGCGGAATTCAATAAATCAATAAAATTTGATGTTCCGGAGATATTATTTTTTTCATCCCGGGTAACAAATGCGGGTTCTAGTTGATAATTTTGTCGAGGTGCTGTTGATTCAAGAAGATATGATCCATCTTGCAATTTTCCATTTAACCACTGCCTTCCTACATATCCATCGAATCGAGATAATTTGGGTTGATTAGTTAATAAATCTAACGTTCCCGACAGAAATTTTTTGTTAGCCGATGTTTGTAAATATGGTGGTAAAAAAGTTACTGATTTATTAATGTCCATATTAATATTTATGCGTCAGAAACCAGCGTATTCATATCCGACGCTTTATTCACCCTAAGAACGCTACAATACGTTATATCTTCTCTCCGTCTAGTATGTGAACAAGAAAAAGTTGAAAATATTTATAAAATAACAAATCGAATACTCGGAATTGATATGAACCCAAATAATATTGGCATTTCAATTACTGATTTGGGCAAAGACGTATTTCACGAAGTTTTTAAATTTACCGACGGGACCAGAACCAATAAAAATAAACGAAATCACGAAACCAAAGAAATTGCATGTCGAATAATTAAACTTGCATTGCATTTTCACGTATCAATGATTGTTTTTGAAGAACTAACGATGGGAGCAAGAAATGCAAAGAAATGCAAAAATTTCAATAGGCTTTGTAATAACGAGTGGAATAGAAATTTATTTCAATTGCAAATAAGAAAATTAAGTGACCGATATAATATAACCTGTTAATTAGTAAACTGCGCCTATTCAAGTACAATTGGAAATATTTTATTTCGGAATCTACCAGACCCATGCGCCGCGGCAAAAGAAATAGCCCGGCGTGGACCAAACAAATACGTTAACAGTTTGCGTATGTATCCAAATACCAATTTAAGTAAAGTTCGCGTTTTAAACCAATGGAAGGAAGAAGAAGCCGCGGGACTTTTACTAACGAAAATATTGGAGAGCTCGTGCTCCCCAATTGCTTCAAAATGGGTAGAAATACATACGGCAATAAAGAAGTCCGGAATAAAGTACCGGGTTCCACTCGAAGATATTAATTCGTGTGTCTTTAGATTTAATTCAATAAAATCAGGAATATTTGAACATATAATTGTTTAATATTCGTTGTACTAATTTTATTGGAAAAGTTACTTTACGAAAGAATAAGTAACCGCCACTATCCCTGTACTCATATTTTATTGATAAGTGTTTCATATAACTCTTTAGTTTGCATTGTTCACTACGCACTGATATGTCCCCGCAAGGGTGCCACTAGTCGGAACGTTAACCGTGAACCCCGTGGTCGCGAGATTGCTATAAAATGGGGATCCGGTCGTCGCCGAGCTGGATGATATTGGAATAGCGCAGCTTGTTGGGGCAACGCTCATCGCCG